CCCATGTCACGATGCTGTAGCCCCGTAACCTTGCCCTTCGGGAAAGTGGCGTGCCAGGTATCTGGACCCCAGACGACGATCCAGAGACTCGTATTAGTTGAAGCTGTTCCGCCACCGTCAAGGACGTTGGCTGCGGTCTGGGAGTTAGCGGCGTTCTTCGTTGAGTATCTCGGTGCAAGGCCAGTGAACCTCTCTGGGTTGATAAACTGGTTACCGTAGATCAGGGTTGCAGCGACCTGCTGACTCATCCCCTCCAGAAAGGCTTTTACTTCTGAGAGGCGGAAATCGGCAGTATTACCGTTGAGGTCTGCCACATCCTTGTCGATGACGGCGTAAGTCTCAAGGTTACCGCAAGTATCCACGATCTGCGCCGTGGTAGACTTGGCGTTTGGAACGCCAGTGTTAAGCAACCGCCACGTGGCCTGGGGTAGTCCGGTACGTACTGTAGTCTTATGGCCAGTGGGAAGGTTACCCTCAACGACCAGCATGTCATCGAGTATCTCGTTAGTTTGAGACAAAAGCTCAATGATGACGGCGACGTGATAACCGTCGTCCATGCGCTTAGCCCAATCCGCATACGTTAGCGCAGTTGCGCCAATGACAGCCATAGCTGCCTCCTATTTACCTTTTACCTCCATTGTGCTACGGTTGGGCCCATCTCCATTCATCCGCTCTGCGGCAGGGCTACGGTAGATTCGGGTACATGGCCTTAGCGGCTGTAGGCAGATCGCCACTAGGCCGCTGACCAGCTGGACTCGGCTTGTTACCGGCGACATGGCCGCCTTCGGTAATCATCGAGGCCAGTTCATAGAACATGCGAATAAAGTCAGGATGGTTACCTGCTCCAGTGAAGTCCATCACTTGCCTAAAGCCTTCGGCTAGCTTTGGGTTGGACTTCGACACCTGATCGATGGCCTTAGAGATCGTAGTCGTCACTTGGTTAAGCCTAGGCCCAAGGAATGGATCAGACTTAACTTGGTCGACCCATTTCTTCTGTGTATCCCGCCAGACCTCATACGGAGCGTTAACGGCTTCGTTGGTCTTAGCGACGTAGAAATTAACTAACTCTTGGCCTTGCTCCTGTGTTAAGTTCATACCCTTAAACATCGTACCAGCTTCTTTCGCAACCTCCTCGTCCAGAGTATAACCCTCTGGAACCTTGAAAGGCTCATAAGCCTCCGGTGCCCCAGTCGCTGGAGTCTGGTTGGCAATCGACTTACCCGTTTGGTTAAGAAGCGACTTGTCATCGGTTGTCTGGGTCGCCGTCGTACCCTTGTCGGTGGCTTCTTGGGTCGTACTCGTCTGTCCCGTCGTCGCCTTCGGGTCTGTCGTCTGACCCTGATTCGCTATCGTCCCCGTCGCCGTTCGGTCGACTCCTGCTGAGTCTGGCGTCGATTGCTGATTGTCGGCCATTTGCTTCTCCCATCATTGTGACGTATTCATCTGGACAGGCTCGCATAATATCCGTGAGGAGCCTAATTCCAACCTCTCGTTGCCCCTCCATAAAGGCCATTCGCACAGGCACATCGGAATAGCTCGTGGCGAAGCAGTGGCAAGAGAGCAGTAAGTCATGCATCCATCTTCGGCCCGGAGCAACTGACATAATACCACTGATGATCTCACGACGCTGAGTCTCCTCTAGCTTCGCTTGTTTCTCTAGCTCCCTCACATCCTTCCGATTCCCCGCATTGTAGGCCATCGAAGCCCTCATCAATTAGGACATCTGTGACGATGCCGTGCAGGAATTGCTGAGTTGTTACTCGGTGCTTCTCAAGGAGCTGTTGCCAATAGCCCCATTCATCATCGGTTATCCTTACCGCTAGGACGTGATTTAAGCTCATGGACCCTGGCCTCCTCCGAGCATTGCAGTCAGTGCGTTCTGGCCGCCACCGACATCAGTTTCGCTTAACGTCTTTGCACCACCAGCAAGCTTCTCGGCTCTCTCAGCAGCTGCCGCTTGCTCAGCTTGCTTCTGTTGCTCCTGTCGCTGCTTGCGAATCTGGGCCAGCTGATCTGGCGATCGGATCATCTTTGGATTGTTGTTCATCAAATTGGAATAGATTTGGATAGTTGCATCCAGATCGATATTGTCCATGACAGAGGGATCGACTCCAACAAGTCCTCCGGTAAGCTGCAAAGTACGCTCGATTCCACTGCTGGAGGCAGCCTGTTGAGCCTGGGATAGCATGGAGACATACTCAATGTCGATGTTAGCCCCTCGAACTTCATTTGGGGCTGGCGGCAGAACTCCGGACCTAGACATAATTGCGAAGGTTCGGTCGATGATTGGAGACAGCAGCTCATACTGAATCCTCTCAAGAACAGGGCCAAGCATCACGAGGGCTTCACTTCGACGAGCGTCGATCTCAGTTGCAGATACATTGGATCTGGTTTCGAACTGGGAGATAACCTGGAAAATATCGTTGTAGAATATCCGGCGAATTCGATCACGGACTTCGTTCAGGTCCTCAGAGATTTCCGCTATGCCGGGCTTCCAATTACCGTAAACAGGAGCGAAGCCGGCGTTATTGGCTTGCATCATCCCGGCCACATAAGTGGTGCCACCTGGGAGTAGCGAAGCAGGTTGGTTTTTAAGTTGTACGTCAGCGACCATTGGAGGGTTGACAACTTTATCGATCGCTTGCGCTTTACGGCGAACCTGCTGTTGGAGCTGCTTGATATCGGGTAGCGCATCCATTCCTGGGCTGCGACCATAGGCATCGTTGCTAACGAGGTCCCATCTAACGCAGACCTGCGGGGCTTCGTGAAAGCCTCTCTTTCGTAGGAACCCTGGAGCATAGCTTACTCCACCTTGAGGGCTGGTTGAGCCTCCCCATTCCCAATAACATTCACGGTAAGCGAAGTGTTCCGGTATCCCAAAGCCTCGAGCATCACGGTTAGGCTCAATTGCGTGAGCGACGATAATCTCTCGAGTAAGGCCAGCCTTACCTTCTTTATAAAGCTGCTTAACATGTGGCGAGGTCTTCTCAATACCGAATTCATCTACCACCTGATCTACAGTTAAGGTGAACTCCCTGAAGAAGATCAGCGGCCTAAACTTACCGTCATTGTCGATGTAATACTCTCCGTAGCAAGGATTAAAGCAATTGATCACGTTGTCGAAGTCCTCGTAGATGAGCATAACGGCCGTGCCGAAGACAACTAGATCGAAGTATACAATCGCTATAGAATTGTAGAAGTTCGATTCTTGAAACACGAGCATCATCAGACGCTCGCACTCGGCCAACCACAAAGATATCGGAGAGGTTTGTGTAGAGTCGATACGGCCAATCTTTAATTTGAACCACGGACGGGTTGGCGAGGAGATACCTGACATCATCCCGCTGGCTAAGTTCCTCGCCGCAAGTGTACCAGTCGAATCCAGGATATGTTGATTGATAGGTGAGCCCCTGGTCATCTGGTTCGGAGTAATCAACCATTTATACCTCCGAGGCAGGAGGAAGTCAGCCAGTTCACGACCGTGAACCCACCAGGAATAACGGTTTACCCTAAGGCCAAGCAGCCGCTCATTCACATGGCGGTGAAGCTTAAGGTCCTCTTCGCTGACGTAATTCTCGTTCATTTCTTTCTCAGCGCCGGGGTTCTCTTCTGCCCAAAGTTGAGCATCTTAGCGGCTACGCCTGTCCGGTGGCCTGACTGTTGCTCCGGAACTATAAGCCTACCTCTGTTATTCATGTCACTTGCGGCCATCATTAAGTGGACAGGGTCAGGCTGGAACTGGCCACCAGTCACAGCTTGAAGCTCACTTGGGTCCATATTTCCTGGAACTTTGGGCATTAGCCTAACGTCGGCTTCTTGGTTTGACCGCCAGCTGCCGCAGCCCCGAGCATTGTGGTTGCTGTGACACTTGCTCGTTGCCTAGCAGCTGGCGTGGCACTCGGCGCAAATGCTGCGGCCCCTGGTGGAGGTGCAGGTTGCGTCGGTGCCGATGGTGGGGGCGGTAACGGCGTTATCGCCGATAAGGCTTGCTGTCCTTCCGCCATGACCTGTTGAGCTTGGGCCCCGCCTGTACCTGGTGGGGTGAAGGCTCTAGTTACGAAACTCATTCATCCTCTCCTCCACCTCCGGATTGAACTTCTCCCCGTAGATGTTCTTGACATCGAATGGGTTATACTCGCTTTCCACAAGAGGCTTCCCCAGACCAAGCTCTGTCTGTCGTGCGGCGACAGGTAGCGCAAACGTTAGCGCAAGCGCATCAGCAAGGTCTGGGGAATCTAAACCACGTCGCATCATGTCTTCTTTCTTTTCAAGCTGAATTTCGTTCTTAATGGTATAAGTATACAACGGGCCAACCAACTGGGCCTTAAGATCAGGGTCATTAGGAATTGCTCCATGTTTGAGCCATCCTCGCATAAGCCCCCACATTTCGGCTCGTTTGTTCGCATATCGCTCACCCTCTACTCCTTGAGTGAACCCGAAGCCTTCGGCCTTAGACCCAAAGTTGATGTCGAACACAAAGATGTGTAACGCCCTAAGCTGGTCAACAACGCCGCCCCCGACGCCCCCGCCGTCAACAAAAACTCCGTCAACTCGGTATCGGTGGAAACACTCGGATACCTTTCCAGCCAGCTCGACAGTGCTTGCACCTCGTAGCCTAATTGGCGCAATTGTTCTCGCATCTCTTCCTTTACGGAACCATATAACACTCTCGTTCGAACCATATCGTGCAACGTCAACTCCTATGACTAGCGCATCCCTCGGGTCCGAACCTGACTCAGACATGGCCGCCTGATCGACGGCTTCCGCAGATATGAACTCCATTTCTCCCGTTCTCGGGAATACGCCCTTGACACGAATGCGTACAAAATCTGAGTCGTCGCCGTACGCATCGACCCAGGCTTTGATTTGGTCCTTATTGGTAAGCGTAACCTCACGGCTATCCACCTGTTTGGACTTCCAGGTTCGGGCGTGCCTTTGACCAGGAAAGCACTCACGGAACCTTCCGGTGTTGCGAGTCGGGTTTCCGAATACACACCACACGATTTCCGTATTAGCATCGGTAAGAGCGCCTTCGGTGGTTTCCCAAATGATGTCTGGTATTGCGGATGCCTCGTCGAACACCACCAGGATACGACGCTCCTTGTTGTGGAGTCCCGCAAATGCTTCGGTATTTCTCTCTGACCACGGAACCATATCGATACGCCAAGTACGTTCATGTGCAGAGTCCTTTGCGAACAAAGCCGTGGCAGTTAAGGTGAAGAAGTCCTTTGCGAGAAACATGTGGAACCATTTGCCTAGCTCCGCCCAAGTTTTGGTTTTAAGCTGTGTTTCCGTATTAGCCGTGACGACACCTCGGGTATCAGGCTTGGTTGAGATTGCCCAGAGTATAATCCAGGACACAAGGGCTGTTTTCCCGATGCCATGGCCAGAGGCAACAGCGAGCTGGATAGCCCTGTTGATGTCGATAAGGCCAACCTCGATAGCATCAAGGATTTCCTTTTGCCAGGCTTCGGGTCCATGGAAGTCCTTTAACCTTCCTTCTTCGCCCCAAGGGAAAGCTCCCATCACAAAAGCGTAAGGATGCTTTGAAACTGAGGCTAACCACTCAAGCAGCTGCGGATTCATTGTCTATGCGCCGATAAGACTTCTTCTTTACCGATAACGTCCCTAGCCATGAACTCGTGGATTTGATTGTACCTATCCTCGGCCTCTTCCTTGGAGTTGTAAGCTTGAAACCTGTCCCATCCGACTTTGTCGACGTTCTTTAAGGCTTGATCGTTAGAGACGACCTTATTGTCCCAGATTGTTGGGATTTTATAATACTTGCCGTCCTGCTCAACTACGATACCCCGATAAGTCGAAATTGTCCCATCGTTGTTCGCAACACCACCTTTCTGGAGGTTCTTATCGTGATGGATGTACATATTCTGTTCTTGTGGGGTTAGGATCAGCTTACGCTCCCATTCCATTGGCTCACCGGGTAAGCGAGTCGGCCTTTCACCCCGGCGATCCTCAACGTTAACCGAATGCGGCATTTCAGCCCATCTAGTTCGATCAGGATACATCGGCGGATAGACTGTCATTGGCACTACCATATCCGGTGGCCTTGATTTCTTCTTCTCGAAGATTTCTCGGGCACCTGATGCCTTTCCGATGCTTTTGGTCCAAGGTTCCTCTGGCATTACTTAAATGCCCCGTTATGCCATGCCACCCAAGCAAAGAACAGGAACACGGCAGTCATACATACCGCAACTATGCAGACATTGTGCGCCGTGTGCCTCATGGCTGAGGTGACCCTTTCGCTCGGCTTATTCGGCCAGCCTCAACTGGTCTGCCCCTTCCGCCAAGGTCTGGAGACTCAACGTTACCATGCCAGACAGGGACATCTGCGATTTGAACCTCTGTCGTCGGGGTTTTCTCTTTATCATCCTTATCGACGATGCGCTCACCCTCACGGAGGCCTTTATCTTGGCCTTTGGCCCTTCGTTCAGCTTGAGCTTGAGCCACAACGTCTGAACCTATCCCTGGCTGAACCGGTGCACCTGACTCTGACCCTATTCGCTCGTTCCAGGCTTGAACAAACTGCGCTGAGGTTGGGTTATCCCCATACTTGGCCTTCATTGCTGAGGTCATGTTGCCAGTTATGGCCCTCTTAGCCCAAGCTTCGCTTCGACCTGAGGCATCCTTCATGTTCATCCAAGCTGGCCTGTCAGGATTGGCCATATGAGCGTTATATCCAGCTTCGCCTTGTTGGTGGATCAAGTAGACATCCCCTAAGGTCGCCTTACGCCCATACCGTTGCTCAAATCGGAGTTTTTCACTTGCGATTTTATTCGCCGCTGCCATTGTATTCTGTTCGGGGTCATAAATGTCGCCTGTCCCGCCATGCCGCTTGAATTCTTCCTTACTAAGCTGAAACAATCCGTGATAAGACCCAGTTCTAGCGTTGGCCTTACCCCCAGACTCGACCCTCATGATCGATCGCATCCAGTTTGGGTCTACCCCTGACCTAGCGGCGTGTTTATCTATCCAATCCGGCTCTCTGCGAGCTGTCGTTAATGGTGCATACTGCGGATCGCCTTCCGGGACCTCTGGCATTACCTAGCTTGGGCCTCCTGAGTGAAGTCATGTGTGTCGCCGTTAGGGTCTTTCGCTACAACTGACATTCCGCTTATATCAGGCTTCCACCCAAAGCCAGCGAACATCTTTTTTAGCTGTTCTGCGGTTAAGCTTCCCTGAGCGTACCTTGTTGCAGCTTCAGTTAGGTGTTCCTTGTGTTCGTCGATTAAGCCTACCGTTTGCTTCTTAGCCTGCTGACCAGCTTGATAGTCCACCACAGGGACATCGGTAAGGCCACCTCTAGCTGCTAGGCTTTTTGAAGCCCCAGCTAGTTTCTCGGCCTCAGCAATTCCCGGTTCCTCTAACTCTGGCCTTCCCCGCCGAACATCCATAGCTACCTGTTGGCCTCGCTTGCGCATTCGGCCTGTAGACCAGCCTTCGGTCGGATATTCGAACTGACCGTCTTTTACGGCCAAGGATAGCCTCCTGTAACCTGCGCCAGTTCCTTGCCCTGTTCGTCAGAACCTCCGCTTAAAAGGAACGGGGACAGGTAAGGACTTAACCTCAACTGCCCCCGCCAAGGCTGGACGAGTAGGGAAAGGCATTACATTGTCGATAACCTTAGCCTTAGCAGTTCTATCTAAGGCCTTGTCAAGCATTGCTGCGAAATCAATGGAGATGTTGGTTTGGAGGGAACGCTTAGACAGACCAACTCTGTCAGCCGCATCTCGAGCAATCGAGAGGAGTTCCCGAATGCTAAGCTCATCGTTTTCATCATCATCAAGCTTATCCGCAATCTTCCGTTCGGCCTTCATACCATTTGATAAAATCAGCGCATTATAACTTGCTATTGAATCCCTGGTTTCGTCATCAGCTATTTTCCCGTACTGGGCAACGAGTTCTTTGAAGGCTGGGTTGTTGTAATGGACGGATACCCTTGAGATCGAGTAACCCATCTCGGCCGCAACTTGGGAGACCCGTAAGCCCATCGCAAAGAGTCTGGCCATTTGATGGTGGGAGTCACGATAACGCTGGATGGGCGGATCACGCCCTTGTCGGAAGCTCGTAAGGTCATGTTGGGTCAGCTCACGAACATGCGTGATTGAAGGCCTCTTCGGTGGTCGGCCTGGACCGGGCATAGAAGCCCCCATTGTCAGCGACCATTATACCACATTTTGGCCTTAATGTCAACCCCCCTTGTTTACATTGTAAACAACTTTATTTCCCTTCTGCCGCGCTTATGTCATCTACCCGACATAGTGGTGTCTTAGGTATGGGTCTTTGATTTTACACAAAACGTGGCGAGGGGGTTGCCGCCGCCTGAGCCAGCCGAGTTTGGCCCCCCGCCCCCAGCCTGAAGCAAGGTGCATAGGGTCAAGGGTAGGGTGCGATAGGGTATAGGGTACAGAGTAGCAGGGTGCAAAACAAAATCGGCGCTGGCCCTTGCGATACCGGAGCGAATACCCATCTCCCGGTGACGGCCACCTATGGCCGCAACCGAAAGGGTAAGCAAATGTCCACAATGACCATGCAACAGGCTGCCGCTCTCATCGCCCAACTCCAGACCCAGAACGCAGCCTTGCAGTCAAAGGTCGACCAGATGACTAACCGCAAGGTTACGGTCCGGCCAAACGTAATCGGTGGTTTCGACAAGGAGGGCAACCCCAACAAAGGTACAGTGTCGGTTCTTGGCCTTAACGGTAAGTGGCCCGTGACGCTGTATCCTAACCAGTGGGAAAAGCTCTTTGAGGCAATCCCGGCAATTAAGGCCACGCTAGAGGCTAACCGGGAAAAGCTTTCTTGGCAGAAAAACGACTAACCTAGCCTCACTAGCCTAATCTGGAACGGGCACCCTAGCGGTGCCCGTTCTGCTTTTGTGCCAAGCAGCTGCTTGGAACAAATCATGAACTATGTTCTGGTTTTGTGCTGAAAGCCGATTAGGTGGCCGCTGGTAAGCTTTCCAGACAAGCCCGCTAGTGGGGTAGCTGGCTTGGCCTTAATCGCAGCCAGCGGCCCTCCTAAGCCGACTGCGAGGCATTGCAGCCAGAACCATTGGCCGGTTTCGGCTCGCCTAGCCTTGTACATTCTAGTACACCCTAGCTTCCTTATCCCGAGGGGGGGGTGGGGGGTAGGTGGGGTGCTATAGTACATGTTTTTTTTTTTTACATACACTATAAGGCCCTCCCCACCCCCCAGGGGGGTCACGGTATCAGGAAGTTAGGATATACAAGCCGGTACAAGGGAACACAAGCTGGCTAAGGCCAATGCCCCAGTAGCCAGTCCAATAACGTATTCAATTCTAGTCGGCTTAAGGCTACAGCTTATTGCTAAGGCCACTGAGGCCAATGACAATCGTAATACATTAAAATGATCGCCTAAGTTAAATAGTTAAGGGGCCTGGACAACTAAGCCCAAGCCCCTTAGCTAACTGTGTCAGATGCCGTAAGACACCTTGTTACCAAACTCTATTGTGATGTCTAACAGATGCTCTCTGTGGTCATAGTGTTTGGGGAACTTAAGCCCACAGATACGCAACAGTGTAGGCGCTGTTAGTTCCTTCTGTGGGCTACAGTGGAAGTAGATAACCCCACGGTCAATGTCTATCTCCAGTGTGCCCTTAACCGCAACCTTAGCCATCTAAGCCTCCCTTAGTCTGAGCTAGTCATGAAGGCATGGACTACAGCATCCCAGCCAACTAAGCCTACACAGACGCCTAAGGCTACGAATATCCAAAAGGCTATCCATGCCTCATCCGGTATCATATCCCAACGGTCATTCATCTTAGCACCTCTCTAGCCCAGTCCTGAGCATCATTCCAGCAGGCTGACAGAAGCAAGTCTATAAGCTTAGTCTCATCAGGGTCTAGGTTAGCCTGACTGGCAACTAACCCTATGGCTACGGGTAAGCTCATACCGTAGGCTTTCTTTGTTTCACTCCAACTAGCCTCATGGACAGTGACAACTGCCATGATGGCGTTAGCTAGATGACTGGTCCACATTAGTCTATCCTCCATTCCTTGAGTAAAGCCTCAGGGCCAGCGTATTCGTCAAAGGCCACACCCAAGAGCTGAGCCTTAAGCTCACCAGTCTCGAATGAGCCTAGGGTCTTATGGTACACTCTCCATCTAGGCTCGGCACTAACCATTACACCGCAGAATGGATACCTTGGGTGCTTCTCCTTGTTAAGGCTGACCATAGGCAACAGTGGCCAATGAGGCCACTCAAATGGATCGTTAAGGAACTCGATATCAGTCATCATTCCCTCCCTGATACTAAGCCATCCCAGCGGCGTTGGATTACATAGCCAAAGTTCCTAGTCTCAAAGGCTATGCAAGGATACAAGGGGATGAACTCCTTATCGCCAAAGTAGAACCGCTTAGCTGGAGTCCAACAGAATGGCTTACGGTTCTTGGAGTTCCAAGCGTTAGACTTACCGCTAAGCTTACGGTTCTTGCCTATCCAGTTGTCATAGTTCCCAAGCTCGACATTCATGCAGGGGAACTCATTCTCTGACCATATGCTCATTTAGGTTCCTCCTTAGGCCAGACTAAACCTTCACCATGTATCCACTCTGCAACTATCTCATCGCCAGAGTCCACGATGATTACCTTTTGTGTGAGGCCAGCCTTAGCAGCTACGTTAGATGTCTGGAACTTAAAGGCCCTAACCGCAGCTGTAAAGTCCACATGCTCAACCTCAGCAAAGTAGGTGTCCAGCTCCTTAGAGCTGAACACCCATACAGTGTAGGTCACTTACTGCACCAGCAGTCTGAGCATATGTGATCGCTGTGGACCTTATCATCGTGATCCTCCCAGACGACCCTGACGTATTTAGCCCCAAGCTTGATTGTGCCTGGAAAGCCAAATTGATTTTCATGCCAAGCACAGTCATAGTCATGCTTGGCAATGGGTATCGTTACGCTAAGCACATGCCTAGGTAACGATCTGTCAGTCTCGCTTGTCATGTTGCCTCCTGATTGCATAAGCGAAAGTGATAAGCTCGTCACTGTTAGTCTCACGCCATTGCCACAGTACATCCAAGGCCCTGTCAGCAAACTCACTGGCTGTGATAAGGCCATCAAGGTAACTGTCGGCGTAGCGTCTAAGCTCATCCATGTTACACCCCTGGCCAATAGTTAGCACAGATATCAGCCATGTCACCGAATTCACGGTAACGCTGTTGCCATTTGGTAGGCTTCTTCTTAGCCCACCACCAGCTAAAGCCAAAGCGGCCGATCTTGATGAACCTAAGGCTGCCTCTACGCTTGTAAGTCATGTCATCCTCCAGATACAAGAATACCCTGCCAGATTGCTCTGGCAGGGTTAAGGTTAAGCTTAAGCAACGTCAGAGCTTACGAAGCTAGGAGGCTGAAGGATCGAGCTAAGCCGATCCAGCTTAGACTGTAGCTCCTGGGCACGGTTCTGCCAATCTGTGGCTCTGTGGTGCCACTCATCACGGTCGGCCTCAACCTGCCGCAATGTCTCGCTTGTGGTATTGTATCGCTGTTCCCACTCGATGGTAGCCCTACGGCTATCCTCCAAGTTGGCTTGAGTGATACGATGACCATCACGCTCACTGTTGACCTGATTGCTAAGGTCACTGACCCTGGCATCAGCCTCAACAATGGTATGCCGCAGGGCATCAGCATGTTCAGTGGCCCTACGGTAGCTATCGTTCACACTCTCCAGTTCCCCTTGCCTCTGGGCTAAGGCCCCATTGGCATCGTTAAGGCTTTGCTGGAGTTGATAGTTCTGATTCTCGAGCTGAGAGATACGGTCCCTAAGCTCGTTAACCTGTTGCTGTAGACCAGACACTAAGCCCGCTTGCGCTGACAGCTCATTAACCTGATCTACCACCTTGGCGAAGAACTCTCGCATGGTGCCTACCTCGATGTTATCCATAACGAAACCTCACAAGGATGGGGAGGGTGTTACCCCTCCCCGGTTGGAATTAGGCGTTAAGCTGAGGGCGGCCACGACCAGCGACCTTGCCAGCCTTAGCAGCACTCAGTTGCTTGTCTGCCTTCGCCTTGGCAGCCTTGGCCTTAAGCTCAGGGTCTTCCTGGATACCAGAGATATCCACAGATGATCCCGCAGCTTCGGCTTCCTCTGCCTCTGCCGCAATCTGAGCCGCAGCCTTAGTCACAAGCTCAGGCCGCTGTTGCAGCAAGATGTTCGCAGACTTGGTAATCTGCGCTGACTTGATAAGGCTGATCTTGAAGCCTTTCTTCTTAAGCTCAGCCTTCACGATTGCCCTGGCGAAGTTACGGGCCAGGGTCATCACCTCTGCGGGATGCTTGTCACCCTTGGCCTTAGCTGAACCACGGATAACCATCGTCCCTTCGTACATGGCCTTAAGGTTCTCATTGGCCTTAGCCATGACTGCTGCTTGGAACTCTCCAAGGGTCTTATAGTCGCCCTTGTTGATCTTGGTCATGCCCTTGTTAACATGGGTCTTTGCGCCCTCTTTGAGCATGTTGATGTAGATGTACTCTGCCACCTTGGCGGTATCCACTTCGATCTCGCCGGAGCGGCCCTTGCTAACCGATACGGTCAGCACGGTCGATGGATTGGCCTCTTGGGCCACGACAGTATCAGTCATCTTTTTACTCCTTTTGATGACCAGTTTACCCTAGGGTTAGTACCAAGTGATCCTGACCATAAGTGTCGACCCTTTAGTCATTGCTCACCTTGGCTCGGCATTGCCGTAGAGTGCCATCGCTTAGGATGACACTCGGCTGCAATGTCAAATAAGGTTGATGTAACCGATGCCCTTAAGCATCTCCTTAAGCTCGACCTTATCCTTCTCGCTTAAGGCCTTGTATTCCCTCAGGAATGTGAACCCTGTCGAACCATCGTCAGGGTTGATAATCTCGAAGTAATGCCGCACAGCTTGCACGAGTGAGGTAATCTGATGCCGTTCCATGTCCTAGTCCTTTCCTTACCTTAAGGCTTCCTTAGCCTTGTTCAAGAAGTAAGCTCCAGAGTTAAACAACAGGACCGTAACCCCATTGTCTATTTCCTTAGGGCTAAGCTCAGTTGTATCCTTACCCTTGCGCCTAAGCTCGGTTAAGAACTGCTGCTTAGCGATAGCCCTAGCCATGTCTTGCACTGGCCCAGGGTTCCACAGCTCACGATGGTAAGTTGTCTTAATCTCCTCTCTGACTGGCTTACGCCGTTTGACCTTCTCGACCTTAACCAAGCTGCCATTCCTGAGAACATATCCCATTCCTAGTCCTCCACATTGAGCATGTACACATCCCTAACCCTGCCGTCAGGCTGACCTAAGCCTGTGTATTGAACAAGCTGATTCTTGAGTACCCAACGCTTAACACTGTAACCCTGAGCCTTAAGCTCACGGTATCGCTGATCCCTGGCTGCCTTTGCTTCCTCGTTAGTGTTGAACTCACCACGATAAGCACCGAAGCTTTCCTGGCTACGCATCAGTGGCCCTCCCACTCAGAGTTACAGCCATCTTCCATCATGGCATCTTGCCATGACCTTTGTGTCTGCTTGGCGATGTTAAGGTCATAAGCGTGCATAACCACGCTCTTGTCGAACCTATCGCCATAGAGCTTGAACTCCCCATCGACCATTCTGTCATGGTCATGGAAAGTAACAACCCCATCGTCATGTAAGGTTGCCGTAATCCTTTGGCCAAACTTCGTGTAAAGTCGGCCAGTGTTGAATCTGATCCTGGTGTTCATGGCATATTGTGTCCTGATGGGTCCCAACCTCTGATATTCCTAGTCCAGCCAAAGGTCCAGGACCAGAAGTTAGGCTCTGTGATGGATTGAACTTCGATAGCATAGCTGGAGAAGCCATGCTCCATAGCCCAACTGTGTAGGCCCTCCTTAGACAGGAAAGGCCCAACGTAGTCATGGCTATCGAGGGTGAAGAGGATATAAATCATGGCTGCTTGTCCCAGGGTTGCTTGGCCCGACAGTCAAGCTCTAAGGCCATCTGCTCAAAGTCCCTGGCCGACGTTGAAGCCATAGCAGCACTGTGCTGCTCATAGCAAAGCTTGTCACCTTGCCAGGACAGAGTAGCAAGATAACCACCTCGGTCAGTGTAGAGAATGTAGGCTATTCGGGAGCCTACCGCCCTTTCCATCATGAAACCCATAGAGTGCCTACCTTTCAGGGTACACGGATCGCCAGCATCCCTAAGATAGCACGTCCCAGTCCCCCTGTCAAGGCATGGCTGCCATGCGCCGGACGCATAGCTCGCGAACGGACCCGGAACGGAACCGGAACGGACCGGGAACAAACCGGAACATACCAGGAACGCCATGCACCGGCTGCATACCTGCCATGCATTTCTGCATACCGCACCGGCACTCTCGGTAGGCGGTTTTAGCTCGATTGGATCGAAATCGGGAATTATCGGCTTAAGCTTGGCCTTATGAGTCACGAAACACTGTGTTTGAATCGAATCGGCTGCTGGGGCTAGGGAAGCTCAGGATATTGCATCGGAAAATAGTTTAGGATTTTACGGAAGATTTTGCATTTTGTGCTTGACATTTTAGTCATTTTGTGGTATAATAGTGGGTACAATGGAGAAGTGTATGGGCCTCAAGGCGATAATCGACGGATTGATAAAGCAAGGCCAGGACCAAGAGGACGAGGCTTATCGCATTCTTGGTGCCCATCCCGGGCCTGGAACCGATCTGCTTATCTGGCCTCAGCAGCCCTTAGATGGAAAGTGGTTCGCCACTGGCACAACTAGGGCTGGCGGATCATTCATCAAGAAGTTCTGGTTTGCTCAGCCAATCAGCAGCCATGACCTCAATCAGCTTAAACGGGAGGCAATCGACTGGAAGCTCACCTTTCGAGTCGAATATCCAGTCCTTCCTCTCGGACCATTCCCAGATGTTACGGAGGGATACAATGGCGAATAAGCTGCCAATCGAGACAGCAATGGAAGACCACAAGGCTCTGTTGGTGCGAAACCACCAGCTAGAGCAAGAAGTTAAGGCTGGCCTTGAGCGTGAGGCTATCCTTAAAGGCCGGATCGAGCAACTGGACTCTGACTTAGTCGATACCAGGGCTCGAGCCGATCACTATCTCCGCTGGAATGTGGAGATAACCCGTCAGCTACACAACATTGGCAACTTCGTCAGCGATGCCATGAACCTGGCGAAGATGGAAGTGGAGAATCAACCAAGTAAGGGTAACCATGGCGGCGAAGCTGCGATAGGTAGGGCACTAGGAATGGAGACAGGCGATGTCAATATACAACGTGAAGTCAAACGGTAATGGCTATCACTTCCACAAACATGACGAGGATTTGAACCCAGAGAATGTCTACGATACCAGCTTAAAGGAATGCACCTGCCCTGGCGGTCGTCGGCCAACTTGTCGGCACCGCCAAATGCTGCCTGTGTTCCAACACTTAGGCAGGGTTAACACCGGCTGGATGTACGACTTCGAGAATGAAAGCTGGTATTACCTCGATCAAGAAAAAGGTCTGGTACCTGAGAACAGAGTCAAAGGCTGGTGGAGGAGAGCATGAGCGTCGAGAAAGAACACGGTATGTTCATCATCCAGTGTGACGACTGTGATGAAGTCCTCGAGACTGAAACCGACGATATCGAAGAAGCCAACCGAGTGGCCGTGAGCAACGGCTGGTCTGTCGAGGGTAAGTTCCACTACTGTGAACAATGCACAGAGGATCATGAAAATGAGTAAATGGACGAGAGCCCGTAGGGCCAAGCTTAGCGCAAGCATGAAGGCACATCATGCAATGAAGAAAATCTCACCCCCAATGAGGGTCAAGCAATCTTCTCACTTCTATCGCCTAGTTGGGGCTGAGTTAAAGCCCGTAAAGGTGAAGAAGATCGTTGCATGGGTGATCGAATGACCAGGGGCGAGGTTAACAACCGTATCAACGAAATCATCCAAGAGGCCGTCCAACGATCTGGTGGTGATTGGGAACGGTCCTATCGTAGTGAAGTGGAGCAAATATGGGTTCTTGTGGGTAAGCTTACCCCTGAGCCTAAGGCCAAGCCCGCCGTCCCTGACCTTCCGCCTAAGCTTGTCGCTAGGGCTAAGCGGATCAAGGACAGAACCACCTTCACCGAAGAACAAAGGGAAGCCGCCAGGGCTGCCCTTAGAGCAGTAGGATTGATCTAATGACCGACTTTGCCGCCATGATGAAGGACGCTAACCGTCTCAAAGAAGCTTGCCGTGAACTTGGAAAGGGCCTTAAGAGCTTAGAGAACAGAATGCATGCAGCCTTCATCATGGTGGACAGGGCTACCACAGCCGATGAACTCGAGGTGGCCTTAGTCGACCTTCGCAAGATATGGAGTGACCTAAACGATAAGGACCTAGACTATGAACGAGAACCTTTGGCTGATACTCCACAAAGTGGACGGACAACCCGCCCTCGACGTGGGACACATACTGGAAAAGACAGAGCCAGACTCAGAGGAGATTTGGATAGTTTCAACGTCGGGTCATCGGGCTTATCCGCACAAGACTTGGCGTCTGGCGGACTGGGACTTCGTTCACGACGCCGGGATCGAAAAGGCAATGATAGAACCCCTTCCACCGGACCTGCCGGAGCATTACCGGACAAAAAGCGCCGCCACCGAAAAGCAGACCTTCGATATCGGGTCGATCCTCAAGGACCTGATACCGACCCGGAAGTTTCTTAGGAGGGCCTAATGCCATGCCCACTATCCGGGACAATGTTCTGCCCAATGGCAGCAAAGTGCATTGAAGGAGTGTGTGGGTATGAGCGTTCCAACGATATCCGAAGAGTATACCAAACTGATGGACCACCTCCGATGCGCAGAAGAGAACGCAGCAATGATAGCACACCTCCACAACGCCAACGACAGAAGAGGATGGGCCGTGCAATGGCTAAGGGTAAGCGAGCAGTTCAAGAAGCTGCAACATACACTTACGCAACTCGCTCAGGGCAAGTTAAACTGATGGAAGAATTGCTTCTGTCCATTCGCCGAAGGGTTAAGTTTGCCCAAGATGCTGGCATTTCCCGCATTCGAATGGAGATGATAACTCCAGAAGAAGCAGAGATGCTGATTGCCCTGCTAGAACGGGAATGCCGATCATGAGCGCTGGTGACATTGATGACAAGGTCGAACCTCCAATGGTGTTCCACAATGCCATGCGGAATAACGCAAGCTTCCACGCTTACATCGAGCGAGCTTGGAGGCTTAAGCCGGTACGTTCTTTCTTTATCCCTTGGGGAGCCGGTATCTCTGACGATGGGGAAACCGTTTACATTTCCTACGATATCCAAACCGTCGTCGATGGAGTCGAATGTGAAAACGCTCTTGTCCGACATGAAACCACAGAATGGGCACTTCGGCACTTTCTTGGTATTGGTGATGATTATTCAGCTGATCCTTCTGGTCATCGTATTGCTAATGGCATTGAGTTTGACCGAGTCAGGGCCTTACTAGGCTACGACAACATTGACATTTATCGTGAGGTTATCGACGAACAAGTTCTCCGTGACGAAAGGATTGACTTTAGCGGTAAGCCCATCCCGAGGGACTTGGCTCTGTATCCTTACGAGTCCGACGATGACGTTAGGGCTCGTATAATGGGGGAGATGTTCAATGACCGCTCAGTGGAAGAATGGGAGAAGCTTCACCCGACTTTCAGCTTCCGACAAGACGAAAGTGATCTTCCGGATGATCGCCTTACTCGTGATTGCTTTTTGTATCTTGATCCGAAACCTCCCAATAACCAGTTTGCCCAATGTAACACTTGTCGGGACTGGATTGTCAACGACCGTTGTTATATCCACCGACCAGATGACGAAGTCCCAGGATCGGCTTCTTGTGGACTCTATGTCCATGGGAGCCCACTTAAGGATGGAACTCCAATTGGCGCTGTAACCCCAGAACAATCAGGCTTAGTCGATCGTGAAGTTCGCTGTGAGAACTGTCATTGGGGTGGCCCTGGAAACTACACCTGCGCTCTCTACGAACTGCTTAACCATCTAATGCCATCAACGTTTAACTTGGACGAAAGGATAGACCCCTATGGATGCTGCAACGCTCAAAAGCCAAGAGATAACTTTAACCGATGAACAGGTGACAATCCTGGATGCCTTCCGAACCACAGGAGAGAACATCTTAGTCGAGGCTTATGCTGGCTGTGCTAAGTCGACCATGCTTGAGCTAGCCCAAAATGTCCTTACAGGTAACACCCTGGTCATAGCCTTCGCTAAGCTCGATGCGGACATGTTCGGCAAGTACAAAGAAGGCCTGAAGAAAGGGAAACCTAAGCCCATCCTTAAGCCCACCACGTTGGCTAAGACCGCCAACGGCTTAGGCCACGGCGCTTGGGGTAAAACCATTGGTAAGATCAACTTCAATCAGTTCAAGATGGTCGAAATCCTTAAGGCCCTGTTCAATGAACTCCCTGGAAAGGACCGCAATCATGCGTGGGACCAATACACGGAAATCAAAGACGCACTCGGAATGGCCCGTAACCTTGGTTACATCCCTGACGGACATGTCCAAGTTGGCAAGCGGCTATGCGACAAAGAAGCCCTCGAAGCCAGACTCGAGCAGAAGCTTACCCCGTTCGCATGGGCGCTCGTCGACGCTGCCCTCACAACTTCAATCAAAGCTTCTTATGACGGGCTCATTGATTTTGACGATCAAGTTTACATGTCCGCACTGTTCGGAGGTACATTTCCTAGATTTCCCAATGTCCTCGTTGATGAAGACCAAGACCTCAACCCGGTACAACATGCGATGCTCGCACAGCTCTGCAAAGGCAGCCGGGTGGGTGCAGTGGGCGATAGATGGCAGTCGATTTACTATTTCCGTGGTGCCGAAACAGGTGGTGTAGACAAGATTAAGGCCAAGTTCAACATGGTGGAGTATCCGTTATCTGTATCCTTCCGATGCCCCGAAGCTATAGTCAAAGCCGCTCAATGGCGAGTGCCGACGCTCAAGTGGGTCAAAGATGGAGGCAAGTATGAGACGCTGTCAGGACTGGCTGCATCTGACATTCCCGAAGGAGCCGCCATTATCTGTCGAAATAACGCTCCACTTCTCAGGGCGGCCTTTGCCCTGCTGTCAGGGAAAAGGTCCGTGCAGGTTGTTGGTTCTGACATCTCTGCTAAGATCGTCAAACTTCTTCGCAAGATTGGGGCCCCGGGCGACAGCCAGACAGCTCTCCTATCTAAGATTGATGCTTGGAGGGATGACAAGCTGCGAACCAGCAATGCACCCGCTAACACTTACGACACAGCAGAGTGTCTTAAGGTCTTCGCTGGATGGGGAAAGGACGTTGACCAAGCCTGTGCCTACGCCGCCCATATCTTCGGCCAGCAAGGTGCGATCACCCTTACCACTGGCCATAAGGCCAAAGGTAAAGAATGGGACGTAGTCTACCACCTGGATCGTCAGTTGCTCAACAACGATGACCAGGACCTTAACCTTAAGTACGTCATCCAAACCAGATCGAAGGATGAAATGTACGAAATCACAACGGCGGACACACTATGGCAATAAATGTCTCTCGGCTAGCTTATCAGGACTGCTACGACCTGATGGAGAAGGCCATTAGTGACGAGTATCCCACCGGCTTGCGGATCAAGTTCGCTAGCCATAACGAGGCCATCCATTTCCGTCAGCGCATCCATAACGCCCGACACGTTGACCGAATGGAAAACGCACAGACTTATCCCGATACCCATCCGCTTCATGGCAGGTCCGTTTACGATATCCTTAACTGTCGTATCCGAGAACTGGTCGATGGCTGGTGGTTAAGGCTCGAGCGAGTTGATGCTCGTGAGTTCGAGATCGAGCCATTGGAGAAGCCAGAAATCCCGAAGCAGATCGAAGCTGTCGTATCAATGGGCAACGTCGTTGTTCCATTGGTGCCGATAGTTACGTTCAAAAGGAGGTTCTCGTGTCAGGCTCAAATGACTCCGTTAGCGCCATTGTTGATCGCATGATGGAACGGCTCCAGAAGGAGAACCCTGGTGTCGACTATAAGCGAAAGGCAAAGCCATGCCCAGAAAAGAAGGCTACCAAGAAGCGCAGGTCAAAGCGGTCGTCGCTACACTAATAGCCGCTATGATCTTCATCTATATAGCCCTTGTGGTCCACTACTATGCAACTCATTGAATACTGGGTTCAAGCCGAAGATGCAGTAATCGGCGTAGCGATAACGACTGACAATCGTATGTTGCTACGCCAGCATCTTTACCGAGCCAGAGCAGAGTCAGGCCGATCTGATCTGGATAACATCGTCATAGTCCTTCCTGAAAAGGAGGACGAAATCTGGTTGGTGCACAGAGATGCGGACGGTTTCGGAACCGATAACCAAGGTCACCCTAAACTTATACACAAAAGACGTGGACTGGTTCAGGGCTAGATATCCAACTGGCTACACGGAGAAACTTCGTGAGGTCGTGCGCCAGTATATCGCCTACACCAAAAGCTACGAGGATGATGAAGCTTAGGTATGGGTCTTAGATTTTCACATTTTGTGGAGAAAATCCTATGAGCAAGGAACTCGACGAAGCTATGGACTCGATCCCGAACTTAACCGAGGAGCAAATAAATCTGCTGATTGAGTTCCAGTTAAGCGAACTCGCCAAGTATGATGGAAAGAAGGGCAAGGCAAAGAAGGACCAGTCAGCCGAAGACGTTAGCCTAGCCTTAGAAGGTATCATCAAGGAACAGTCAACCACAGCTAAGCCCGCAGGTAAGTTCGTGAGGAGGTTCTAATGGAAGTCGACATCTTAGAAGCCATGGAATATGTGGGGATAGAAACGATCGTCATCGACGAGGATACCCCACCACCTAATCCCTATCTCCCCGGCACCAACATTCAGTATGCCTGGGATGCAACATCGTTAGAGTACCTTAAGCGCTGCGGTCGGCTAGATAAATTCATGCGAGCTGGCTGGCGGCCCAAGGAGCCCAACATTCATCTTCGATGGGGCGGTGAGTACCATCGTTGCCTACAAGACTACGAAATCCTAATGGCACAGGGCTCCAAGCACAGGGACGCTGTCTTTGATGTTATCCGTGCCCTGCTTCACCGCATCGTTGACTTCGATCCTGACCACAAGCAGAAGAACAGAGAAACCCTAGTCCGATCTGTCATTTGGTATCTGGAAAAGCACCAGAACGATCCAGCTAAGACTTGGATAATGTCTAACGGGAAGCCAGCGGTAGAGATTAGGTTTAACTTCCCGCTAGACTTTGGTCCAAGTGAAGACCAGCCTTATGTTCTCTGCGGTAAGATAGATAAGGTCGTCGTGTTCAATGGTGATCTATTCATCATGGACCACAAGACTACCACGACCTTAGGTACATTCTACTTCGACCAGTTCACACCGCACAATCAGATGAGCTTGTATACTCTGGCGGGTAAGGTTATCTTTAAGGCCCCGATTAAGGGCGTCATCATCAATGCTTGCCAGCCCTTAGTCGGAGGTACCAACTTCGAGCGAGGCATAGTCTACCGCACTCAGGAGCAGCTTAACGAATGGCTAACTGACCTTACCGTCTGGCTCTCTCGGCAGAACGATGCCACCCACAACGATGCAGCTTGTGACAAGTATGGTGGCTGTCCGTTCCGTCCTATCTGCACCAGATCACCGCAGGTTAGGGAGCGGTTCCTTAAATCCAACTACATACAGGACACCCCATGGAACCCTTTGATGCCGAGGGACTCCGACTAAGGTTAGTCCTAGGCAAGTACCGTGTAACCGAAAGGACAAGTGTACACTTTAAGGTGGCCTTAGGAGGATCAACAACGATGACAGTGCCCTTAATGGAAGGAATGGATGTGAGAGAAGGTGACATCTTAACCCTATATACAGAGGTGCCATATGCCAGACCTAAGTCAACACCAGTCCAATGAACTGACTAAGATGATCGTCTTGGGCGACCCGGGAACGGGTAAGACGGGTGGATGTACGTCGTTGGTCAAGGGCGGCTACTCGCTAGGTGTCCTTGATTACGATAACGGCCTTGAGCCGCTAAAACAATTCCTACAACACGAACATCCAGAAGGGTTAAAACATGTCAACTACAGAACGCTACGAGACAAGCGTAAAGCCACTCCTACGGGAGCGATTGTTGACGGTCCAGCACTTGCTTTCACTGAGGGCCTTAAGATGCTTGACCGCTGGCAGTTCAAGGAACGAGATGGAACTCTTGTGGACCTTGGGCCTCCGAGTGAATGGGGACCAGACCACATCCTCGTTCTCGATAGCCTTACCCTCTGTGCACGAGCTGCCTATGATTGGCGTGAACAGCTTACACCAAGAGGTAAGTCGGGCCAATACGACCCTAGGGCTGTGTTCTTCGATGCTCAAAAAGCCATTGAGCAGCTTATCTCTAACCTTACGTCTGAGTCATTCCGAACTAACGTGATCGTAATTACTCACGTTAACTATATCGATAACGAAGATGGTTCCCGTAAGGGCTACCCCAACGTTATCGGTAAGGCTCTCTCACCGGTGATAGGAGCGTACTTTAACTCCATCGCCTTATGCAGCGTCAGACCTGGAGGTAAGCGTGTCGTTCAGACGGCCTCGACAGCCATGATTGACCTTAAGAACCCTGCACCGTTTGCAATGCTTCCGGAGTATCCAATCTCCACTGGCCTTGCAGACTTCTTCAAGGTTCTTCGGGCATCACCTGAGACTAAGATCGCTAGGATAGGACATAGGAGAGTATAATGGCTAGACAGCCACAAGCTACCGTTCGCCAGCCGACCCCAAGCTTCCAAGATATCATGGACACACCCATGTCCGATATCACCCCGCCGGTACCCATCCCGGCAGGAAGCTACATCGTCATGGTCGTCGGCCATGCAAACGAGGATACGGCCTCAACAGGGACCAAGTACTACGTCTTCACCCTGCAACTTCAAGAGGCCTTGGAGGATGTCGACGGAGAGGCACTGGAGAAGTCCCTCACTGGCATGGATGGGACTGTCAAGCGACTGCAAGACAAGACCATCCAGTCGGATCGGTACTACCAGACCGATGCCTCACTATTCAGGTTGAAGAAGTTCCTCAACGACCTGGGTATTGAGGACACTCACGACGATGGTAGTCCTAAGGGCGCTAAGGAAGCCCTCATGGAAGTACCTGGGCGTCAGTGCATGGTCACGGTCACGCATCGACAGGGCAACAGCGGTGGCATCTTCGCCAACGTGTCGTCTACAAGTCCGCTTAAATAACCAACACGCACGGCTCGGTTAGCCTACCAGCCGACCGTGCGGATAGGGACCGAAGTCGGGATATCGCCCCTGGCTTCGGTCCCGCCTTGGAGTATGCGATGAAGATGATGTTGATAGGTGAAGCCTGGGGTGAGCATGAGGCCAAACAGAAGGCCGCATTCGTTGGCCCTACAGGCTATCTCTTGAACAGCATGTTAACTGAGGCTGGCATCGACAGGGACAAGTGTTACCTAACTAACGTGTTCAACTTCAGGCCACACATGAATAAGATCGAACATGTTTGTGGTGGTAAAGAAGAAGGCATCCAAGGCTACCCGCCACTGATGCCTGGCAAGTATGTTAGCAAGACCTTTAAGTCTGAGCTGATCCGCCTTGGGGCCGAGGTTCAACAGGTCCGTCCCAATCTAGTTGTCTGCTTAGGCAACGTTGCAATGTGGGCCTTACTTGGCAAGACCCGCATTGGAGCATTGCGTGGCATCGTCCAGATGTCAACTCACACTAAGGCTGGCTTTAAGGTCTTATCCACATATCATCCCGCCGCCATCTTCCGACAGTGGGGGCTGAGGCCTGTCACCGTGATGGACCTAATGAAGGCTAGACGTGAGAGTCAGTACCCTGACATCCGTAGGCCTAAGCGTGAGATATGGATTCAACCTACATTGGAGGACCTTTATGAGTTCGACAAGCGATACCTACAATCCTGTGAGAGAATTAGTGTCGACATTGAGACATATGGAAAGGTCATTACGTGCATCGGGTTTGCCCCTACTCCCCATATTGCTCTCGTCATTCCGTTCTTTGACCCAAGAGGAGCAGGAAGAAATTATTGGAATGATGCCGATACTTATCATGAAGTTATCAACCTTATCCGAGATATTCTTTCAAGACCAACTCCAAAGACGTTCCAGAATGGACTGTACGATATCACGTTCATCTATCGAGCCTGGGGAATAAAGACCTACGGAGCAGAGGATGACACAATGCTCCTTCACCACGCATTGCAACCGGAGAGCCTTAAGAGCCTGGAGTTCTTAGGCTCTGTTTATTCGGACGAGGGACCATGGAAGCAAATGCGCAAGCACAAGACGACGATAAAACGAGACGACTAAAGGAGATAGCTTTAAGGGAACCATTCTTTGCTCCGTATAAGCGTAGCACAATCTTCGCTTTAGTGATCGGAGATGACCTGCCTACTCTCTACGAATATAAGAGACTCTTTGGTGGGTCCGTGATGCCATACTATAGAGGAGGTGGCGACCAGAGGAGCGGAGAGAACATGGCAAGAGGACAGTACGAATGGCATATAGAAGGTGAAGAGTGTTATAAGTTCTGCCGAGACGTCCTGCCATATTTACTTCCAAGGTGGTATGGCTCGTGTTTGAAGTGCATCGAAAGGTACGAGCGTGAAGCTAATAGTAACCAATAGGCTACCAACTCTACAATCCCTGGAACAGCAGTGGGTCTACAATGGCCTTGACTGCTGTGTCACGGCTGAAATCTTGGAGGCATTGATCCCGCAGTTGGATGCAACCACTGCTCGGACTTATGCCTTCAGCCGTGCCCTTCAGGGTCCAGTGTTTGACATGAGGATCGACGGTGTCCTAATCGATCAAGCCCGGCGAAAGGAAGTCCTACACCAATACGCTGAAGTCGTAGATTACTGCGAAGCCACCCTTGAACGTATAGTCGCCGAAGGCACTGGCTTCTACGGCTTCAGCTGGCGGTCATGGCAGAGCCTACACAAATTGTTCTACGATGTCTACCGTATCCCTCCGATCAAGACCAAGGAAGGTAAGCGTACAGCTGACCGGAATGCGTTGGAGAAGCTTGAGTCTTACCGCATAGCTAGGCCTGTTGTTCGGTACATGGAAATCTTGCGTGAGCTAGACAAGAAGATGGACGTTCTAACAATGGAGCTAGACGATGATGGACGCATGCGCACCAGTTATAATATCGCTGGTACTAACACAGGTCGTTTCAGTTCTAGTTTTACTGAGTTTGATACTGGCGGTAATCTCCAGAACATAGAAGAGGCCCTAAGGTCAATCTTCATTGCAGACCCAGGAATGAAGCTAGCCAACTTCGATGCTGAACAGGGGGAAAGCCGTGTCGTCGGAGCCATTGAATGGAACCTCTTCCGTAAGGGAGATTACCTTGACACTTGCGAGTCCGGAGACTTGCATACTAGCGTTGCAAAACTCTGCTGGCCAGAACTTGATTGGCCGGATAGTCCAGACCTCGATAGAAAGTTCGCCGAACTTCCATACTATAGACATTACTCTAGACGCTTCATGTGCAAGAAGCTTGGCCATGGAACTAACTATGGCGGTCGCCCACCGACAATGTCCACTCAAACTAAGACTGAAATGCCCATCATCGTAGACTTTCAGAACAAGTACTTCAAGGCATTCCCTGCGCACCAGATGTGGCACCAATGGGTTGAGCAACAGATACGGGCTTACAGTAAGCTTGTAAGCTTAATGCAACGCCGACGTTATTTCTTTGGTCGTAGAGAAAGTGATGACACAATACGGGAGGCAATAGCATACGATCCACAGAGTTCACTAGCAGATATCGTTAACCAAGGTATGCTCCGTGTATGGAAGGCCGGAGACTGCCAGCTGCTGTTGCAGAACCACGACTCGATAGTGGTACAATATCCTGAAGAACAAGAGGACGAGATCATACCCAAGCTTAAGGCTCAGCTACACCATGAGATACCGCTGAAGCATGGTAGGTCATTGACTATACCTTATGGATGTCAGACGGGCTGGAACTGGGGTAAGCATAGCGAGGATAATCCGGATGGCCTCAAAGACTATAGGCCCGGCGATAAACGGACCAGGACGAAGAACGTGTGAGTCGTGGATAGACTCATTCGTTAAGTATACAGAGCATCTCGAGTCGGCGACTATCTATCGCACCTGGAGTGCGATAGCGATGATTGCTGCTACGTTGGAGCAGAAGGTATGGGTAGACGTAAGTACCCCTTTGTATCCAAACCTGTATACGTTCTTAATTGGTCAACCGGGCATTGGCAAATCTCGTGCGATCATGGCTGCATCTGGGCTTGTCAGAGAAGCCCTACCAGAAACGTACTTTGGCTCTACCTCGATGACAAGGGCTTCTTTATCGGACCACATGAACGAGGCAAAGAGGATCATCATGAATATCCCATTTGCCCCGATAGAGTATCACTCGCTGCTAGTAGTAGCTGACGAGTTCAGCGTCCTAATGGATCAATACGACACGGCCTTAACCGCAGCCTTTGTGGAATTCTACGACTGTAACCCATACTCCGAAGGCCGCCGGGTAGCTAACATCAGGATCAAAATCCAACGGCCACAGCTGAATATGCTCTGTGGCTCGACACCATCTAACCTTCTGCAAACCCTAAAGGAATACGTCTGGGACCAGGGCTTGATGTCTCGGGTATTCCTAATCTATTCCGAGGATCGGCCGCTAATCGATCCATTCGATCAGCCCTCAAGGGAGCCACCTAAGGACCTGATCCACGACTTGAAGGTTATTAACACTGTGTCTGGAGAGTTTAGCTGGACGCCTAGGTTCCAAGATTTAATGAACAAGTGGCGATTAGCTGGTCTGATCCCTGTCCCTGACCATCCTAAGCTTAGGCATTATTGCACCCGCAGATGGACTCACCTGCTTAAGCTCTGCATGATATCCAATGTCGACCGTGACGGTAAGCTTGTCCTTGACGAAGCCGACTTCAATCGAGCTATGAACTGGATGGTTAAGGCCGAGCTTCACATGCCAAGGATATTCCAAGTAGGCACAACCTCGCCCGACTCCAGAGTTATGGATGAAATAGCCTATTTCGTCAGCCAGTATAATTCCGGCGTGAGCGAATACAAAGTCGTGAACTTCGCCAGGACCAAGCTTCAATCCTACGCCATCCGTCCATTGCTTGAGGCGATGGTAACATCAAGGCAGATCGTATCGGTGGGCATAGATAAACAGGGCTTGCGTATATTCAAGGTACCTTCGGAAGCAGACCCAACGCCCGGAGTATCTCGGCGTCAACGCACTTAGAGAGCAGCGCATTGATCTCACTCTGCATGACGAATATCTGGCTTAGCTCGTACCAGACAATACCGAGTAAGGCTAGGTTAATGACCACCAGCGCCAGCGTCATCGGTTGTGACTTCAACCCATCGACGACGCTGGTTATCGCTGGACCTATATACGGAGGGCTCATTCCACTGGTGCCGGATAGATGACTTCGCACACGTCATCGGTGGTCAGATTTAACGCCGAACACAACCCAGGACTTAGGTCCGCAACACGGTTTGTATCCCCATGTGGTCCCCAGTCAGCAGGCCAGGCGTAGAAAGATTTCCCACCAGCAGATACGAGGGCTTGGTAACTGGGACGGGCCAGATCGTTCTTCGATGTCCCTGCGAAATCATAGTCCCACCGGCAGGCAACATAGAAGATGTCTGGATTCAATCGCCTTGCCAGTCCACTCGTGCCAGGTGGTTGACTTGGCAGGAACAGGTGCTTCGCACTATCGTAACTGTAGATAAAGGCGAGCCCTTCATCTGCCGATACTCCAGTGTCATTCGGTCCACCAAACCAACTCATTCTCCCCTCCACCCGCCAAATGCCGGGTGGCTGTGGGGGTACGGGTTCAGGCGTGGGCCCCCCTGTGATCGACTGAGCGATCGCCTGGCAGATCGGCGTAAAGTTCCGCTGGTAGAGATCGACGTCAGCCTTACTGTCCACGAAGCAGACCTCCAACAGGATGGCTGGCTTCGTTGTGTTGTTCAGGAAATAAAGGCCGGTGTTCTTCTTTGCCCCTCGATTGATGAAGCCGCCAGACTGGGCCATGGCAGCGCTGACATTAGCGGCGAGTTTCTGCTGGCTATAATAAAGGACTTCGCAACCACGTGGAGAGTTAGTGGTCTGATAGCAGTTGAAGTGTACGCTTACGTCATAGTCTCTGGTCTGTGAGTTGTGCCAGCTGACGAGTCGATTGAGGTTCTCCTGCTGCGAGCGGCTGGTGGTGTCCTCATAACTCACCGCCGTATTCCCATCAGAGTTCATCATTGGCGTCACGGCATCAACTACCCGCACCGCTTCTTTGTGTTCGTTCAGTCCCCAAGGCGATGGCCCCACCGCACCGGAGACGTACTTCCCATGCCCGCTACTGATCGCTATTCTCATCGATGCCTCCTGCGTTCGAGTGCTTCCATTGATCCGATGAAGGCTCGCTCAGCTTGCCTTGCGCCAGTCACCGCCCTCGCTGGCTGACCGGTATCATCCTTCATCCAGACCGAGAATATGTGTATGATCTGCTGCTTGAATGCTTCTTCAATCGCCACTTCCTCCAGCATCAGTATCCTGTCGTCGTAGTCTGACTTCGGCAGATCGGCGACTGGTGCTGGCTCTGCTGGCTCAGCCGCCCAGATCAACCCGTACGCCAGGACCACAGCAAAGCCTAGTGCCATCGCCGGGGCAAGCACATGTTCCCTGGTCATGGCACAGCTCCTCGGTACAACCTATGCAGGAAGGACTCTCGATCCTCTTCATGCCTACTCTTCTGTGTCCTACCCTTAGTCGCTACACGCTCCCACTCCTCAAGGCTATCTGGTTTCTCCTCTTCACCTTGATAGAGCTTAATCATATACTCAGCCCACCGACCTGGGACCGAACCTGGGTAACCAAGGATAGCTCCGCTTAAGCCCATCGCATTCTTAACCAGCGACCCGAACTGTGTTTCATCCTCCCAGGTCTTCTCGGCATCCTTAAACATCCTGGAAGCGAAGTTCATAGCTCCGAAGGTTAAGCCCACTGTTGGGGGTGTGCCAGTTATGAAAGCATGAACGAAGTCTCTTACAATCGGTATCGGAGCGGCTACGGCTTGGACCAGATACTTAGGCGCACAGGTTGACCATTCTTCATCCTCATGGCAGATAGGCTCAGCTAGGTCCTCAAGCAGAGTTGGCAGGACAACATAGGTGAAGAAGTCCCTGCCTATAGTTGTCATGTCCTTAAACAATGGCCGATTGGACTTACCCGTAAGCATATCCTTGGCCATGCCCAGTGACCTGAACCGCCGATTCATGGCATTGTTCATGAAGTTGTTGGCTCGAGTCACCGTTTGAACCATAGGATTAGATGACCTTAGAAGCGCAGGCTTACCACTGATTGCAGTCGATCCATGCGTTGCCCTGACTGACCTTGAGGATAGATCAGATGCTAGCTGATGTGCCTCCCATATGGCTTGGTTAAACTCAGCTGGCGTTAGCGACTTGCCTTCGGTATACTCACGACTAAGCTTAGTCATCTGTTCTCGATACCTAGCCCACCATGTTATCTTCGACATCAGGGTATCAACAAATGCAATATGCTTGGCTCCCCAATAGGCTGCATTGTTAACGTTCTTCCGCAACCATGTAAGCCGACCTAGCTCTTCATCAGCGGCGGCGCTAAGGGATGTCCTCCAGTGTTCGTTGCGGACCTGAATCTCGCCAGCTCCATGCCATTCCTTATTGCCTATCATACCTCCTTCCATCATGAACTTATGGTTGCTCTCCATGGTGTATGTATTGGTCTTGTACAGGTCGAACGCAGCCTTGACAAAGTTCCACCCTCCGACTTCCTTAATGCTTTGATAGATCGACTGAGGCGCATGCTTCTCCCAGGTCTTGAAGTTAAAGCCAATGTAGTCCGTCACGAGGTTGTTCGAAAACTGATTGAACCAATGCGTAGCCCAAGAGTCATTCTTAGCTGTCGACCCATGCATACCCGATAGGTCAGTGAAATACCTCTCCAACATAGTGTTCCATTGTTGACCCCACCTTAGCTGGATAAGCCGACTTATATCTGGATGGGCAAGGACCTTATTATAGATATCCAGCACTGGCCTAAACGCCACGAACCTAAGTCTGCGGTTAAGGTCATCGCCAATACCATCCCCAAACTTGGTCTTAACTGGATATATCTCTCCTGTCCGCTGCTCACCCCATCCGTGGTCTAGCCTTGGCCTAACGTTAATGGCCTTGTCCTGAGTTATCTGCCGGTTCCCTGCATCAAGATAGGTATCTCTCTGTCTCGGATAGTACCACCCCATCTGCGGACCTTGTGCAGTCCAAGTCATCTGCGGGTATAGCTTCTCCAAGATAGCGCCAGTGCGCTTCATAGACATATTATCTTCTAAGCCCTGGACATGCTCATAGAGCTTAGCTACATTCTTGGCTATCCGGTAATGCTCCGGCGTGGCCACCCTAAGCATATAGTTCCTAAAGTCAGGTATGCTAAGCCCGTAGCCATTGGCTGTGTGTAGCTCTGAGTCAGGGCTGCCAGAGTGTAGGATAAGTCCAACGATGTCTTCGTTGGTAAGGTCAAGCAGGTCCTGATCCTTAAATGGTATCCTCGGATTCCCGTTCTCATCCCTAAGCATATGCATCGGATGACGGATGGTATCGTTCATTACCTTCTGCTGATACCATAGCTTTCCGCCTGGGGTCTTTAAGGCCTCCCTAAGCTTAGGCGCCAGCTCTCGCCTCATGCGCTGCCAGTCATGGTCGGCTTCACTGACTGGATAATAGAACAGCCTATGCCAAGCGCTAGTCGGATCGTAGCCAACAAGCCGATCAAGGAAAGTCTCTACTTGCGTCAGCGCAGCATCCATCCGCCTGAATATCTGGCGGGTCTTCATGTCATGTTTGCTCCTCGGCTGAGAGACTTCATCCGAGCGCATAAGGCCAACTGAGAGTTCATTGACAACGTCGGCGATTTTATAATCCTTGTCCCTAATATTGACCAGGTCCTTGCCTGTCTCCTGACCGACCTTAGCGATAACCCTTATCGCATTGGTGAAGTTCTTCCAATCCCTGACGTTAGCTGTACCGAGCTTAAACTCAAAACTCGGCTGAAGGAGAAACTGCCAGACCGGGAAGTTAGGATTATAGGTTGTACCATATTCATCATAGCCAATAGGCAGACCCACGTTAATGGGCTTAGCCGGATCAATCGGGATGTTCTTGCTATTGACCCAATCGGCGAAGGTCTTATACACTCTCTCAGGCCGATCCATTGTTTCAGCTAAATGAGCAGGATCACGGTCAATCGGTACTCCTGCTTCCTGTAGCAACCAGTGAGCCCAATCCTGAAACTCCGGATCGATACCCTTAACCTCGGCCTTAGAGAATCGCTCTAGGATTCTAACGTCAGCTTTCTTCCTGGCTTCCCATCTCTTAGTCTCTTCCGCTACGGCTAGCAAATGAACTGTCTTCTGTCGAGCATGGAATGCAGCTAGATGATCTCCCCTCTGCCATGCCTGATGCGTCTCTCGGCCTGCTCGCCCAAGGTCACGAGTAACGTCAATGAGCTTCTGCTTAGTGTTACCGGCAGCTACCTCTTCCCGAGCCATCGCCTGGACAGCTTCCCGATCGTATGGGATTGTCTGTCCTGTTCGGTCAGCTAGAACCTGATACTCAGACCAGACCAAGTCCCTCTCTTCTAGCCCAACGACCTTTCTCCTGGCCTCATCTGCGGTAAGCTTATCCATGTCGCCATATTTAGCTTCCATCTTTTCCTTGACGACATTGCGAGTAAGCTCATCGAGGAACTTCTCATAAGGCTTGTTACCCTTGACCTTACGGAAGTCGACCATGGCTGAAGCAAACTCATCATTAGTCCTAAAGCCAAAGGTAGTCGCAATGTCGTCGATCCTGAACCCACCCTCAGACTGCCAATGCTTGGGGATCATCCGCTTCTGTACATCTGTCAGTGACCTCGGATCGATCTTGGGGATGCCTCCCATATCGTTGCCTTGGAAGATACCCTGAGTCATGAACTTAAAGGCTTTGAAATCTGGCCGAGCCTCGATGTCTTCCCTAACTGGAACATAAAGCTCAGCTGCCTCTTTCTGCCATCCAGGCAGTAACTGCCGCTCAAGCTTACGCTGCTCGTTACCCAGCCTTGTCCGAACATCTTTCTGGTTCTTGCGGTTAATGGCATCGAGCAGCTTCTGATAGTTACGCTTAGCCAGTAGAACTCCAGGCTCAAAGGTCAGCGGCTCTCGCCCAAGCTCAGGGATAACCTCGTCCTGGAACCTAGCCTCAGCCTTGAACTTAGTCTCCGGTGGATAATACCTCCCTTCCATCCTAACTGGCTTACGCCTTCCGACTGTGCCAGCTTCGACCTTCTGGAAGATATCATCTGGCTGGACCCTCTTCCCCCAATGCTGATCGATCAGGTCCCTAAGGCCATCAAAGAATTGCTTCAGCTTCCCGAAAATCCCAGTGACCTCAGGAGGTGCCTCACGGCCTCGCTTCCAGCTTTCGAACTCATGGACAATGGCTTCCTCAGCCTGGACCATTGGAGGAGCGTCTTTATACCTTACGTCAATCTTATGCTTCTCAATCCAGTTCCCTTCGATGGCCTTATTTAGCAGAGAGAACCATTCTTTCTCTGTAATGAACCCCTGCCGGAGTAGAAAGTGAAAGGCCTCATGTGCGACCGACCCCATAGGGTCACGGTAGTTAATCGAGTACAAAATCAGCGGAGTCCTATCCCCAAAGTTAACATGCACGCCTCGGACTTGACGGCCTCCGGAAATGACATCCCTAGCGTGGATAAGCCTAACCCCGCCTTGAGGGATTATCTTGGCTAGGTAATCCTCCAACTTCTTGGCAAACGCAATCTCAACTGGACCCCAGGTCTTCGGAGCTGTCCTGGCCTGGACTCCTTTGCCCCAGTCAACGTACTCACCAGACTGGGCCATGTCGACGAACTTCTGAATCTCGGCTTCTTCACCCGCTGGAGTGGGCTTACCATCAAGCTCAGCTCGGAGGACATCAATATCTATCTTTACAAGCGCCTGTGGTCCTTCCACTCCTGCCTTCTCTCGAGCCCCAGAAATCCTATGGCCCTCTATATGTGTCATCTCTGGGAACATAGCCTTAAGCTGGTCTAACACCCCACGAATCAACGTCGGCCCAAACATATTCTTCGGGGCCACACCAGAGCCAGCAATCCAACTAATATACAATGACTTACTCGGTGTCATAGTGGCTTGTATAGAGCCGACTTCTTTACCATACTCGTCCTTCATCACAAAGGTTCTAGCTCTATGAGGCTCAACGTCTCCAGGATAAGCCGGCCCAACGTCCTCTAAGGTCAGCTGCTTCGGTGTCCTTGCCTCCATTACCGAGTCCAGACCGGCGGCCTTACGCTGATCCCGAAGCATCTGCTCGTCTTCGAACCTAGCGTCTAGAGTCTCGTCCGCAAGGTCCCATATTTTCTCAGGATCAGGGACTTCCTTAGACTCGTTAATTGTCATACTATCGTCTGGACGAACACGAACATCGTCATGGAGCTGGTCAGCGATTTCCTTGTCGACAGTGACCCAATCCTTAAAGTCAACCCTAGGCTCACGGCCACGGAGAATCGCATCCCATTGCTCTGGGAAGCCAGGAATATCGCCTAGCAGCCCATCTCCAGGCTCTGGCCGTTTGTCGCCATACAGCTTAATGATAGCCTCACGCTTAAGCCCAATCTGACTGTCAATCTTCATTCCAGTCAGATCAGAGAACATCTTCGGAGTTAGCTCCTTAGTCTCTGTCTTATGGGCCGCATCCATAGCCTCATCGTAAACGTCCATATCAGCCTTAACGTTATCAGCCACGAACTTATCCCAAACAGGATTGACGCCTAACGGTGGCACCTCTCCATCTTTAGTATGTCTAATAAGGAATGCAGAGGTAGTAAACGCATTGGCCCACTTCTGCATCGGGGACATTAAGGCCGAGCCGTACCTAGTGGGCTCACCTGCTAGTAGAAACCCCGCACCTGTAGCTATTAGCAAGTGTCCAGGATCAAGCTCATCGTTAGACATAAGCTGGTTAACAGCCTCAATGCCAAGGCCGACGCCAGCGAGCCCTCCCCTAAGCTTAAGGGAGGTACTAGCGAGTGAGCCAGGACTAAAGAATGCTAGGCTTGGAGCTACTTCTGCCAGTGCTGTAGCCCATGGATGCTCCTTCCGAGCTTCCTCTAATCTCTCAAGCTCATCAGGGAAGGTAGCTTCCAGGAGCTTGGTCTGACCATACTGCACAGCAGCACCGGCGGCTAAGGCTGCCGCAAGGGCACCGACAAAGGCACCTACAGGCACAGTGACAGGGGCTAGCGGGCCACCTAAGGCACCGACAGCGCCACCAGCCGCTACGCCAGCCGGTATGGTAGCTACGCCAGCAGCAGTTGGCAGGACAGCATGTAAGCCTGCCCTGGTGCCAGCTGAAGCCGCTCCCCAAGGATCAAGCTTAAAAGCATCGTATAGGTCCTTGGCGGCCTTAACTGCCGCCGGAGTAGCGAACACGTCATCCAGAAGGTTAAGCTTCTCGCTATATTCCGATAGCCTTGAAACGTCATCCCGACTAACAATCGAGGCCATGGGGTTTTTATTAAAGTACGCTTGCAGTAATGGGTCGCCAGCGACAACATCTTGGGCTAGGTTAGACCGATAAGCTCGGCTAGCCGTATCGTAATTAGAGTAGATATACTTCGCTGCATCCTGATCGCCATCCGCCATGTTTAGCGAATGGACGCCTTTGTCCTTATCAGCATCAAGGCCAGAGATGACCTTCTGCTGAGCCTGTCCAGCCTCGATCTCCTTCCAGAGGTCATAGTCAGTCTTGAACTGAGCCATTAGCGGAACTTCGGATTCTTAACCTCTTCTTCTTGGAGCTTCTTCCTAATGTAGGTCCTGCCCCAAGCATGCTCTATTTCGGCCTTACCAGCGTTAGGATGATCTCTCATATACTTCTCTTCAAAATCTTTCGGGGGCTTAGTCCCAACCTTGTACCTCTCTTGGGCAGAGGAAATCCAACCTGCTGTATCAGGGTCCTTGTTCAAAGCATTGTTTAACATCTGGCGATAATCATCAGGCTTAGGAAACTGCTTTGGGTGAGCCTCATGCCATTCAGCAAGCTCAGAGGATAGGAATGACTTAAACCTGCGCCTCTGCTCAGGATTGTTCTGCAAGGTCCTATTAACGGTTCCTTCCTGCACACCGAAGTTCCAAGCTCGACCGACACGGCTGTCAGCTTCAGCCATGATGCCCTGCTTCATTATTCCCAACCAGCGTTCAAATAGCCTGTCCCTAAAAGCCTCAGGTATCTCGAGCCGGTCTATGAAGCCAGGTTCGGCATTCATCTTGTCGATTACCCTTTGTGGGTCCTCAATCATGGCACCTTCCCAGTCCCGAAAGATGGCCTTAGTTTCAGGGTTATCGGGGAAGTTACCTCTAGCATTGCGGTCCAGGGATTCCAATATCTGATTCTTTTGTGCTGCGTTTAGCAGACCCCATTGCTCAGCTACTCCAGGGACAGCTAGAAGCTCCTTATCGTTTGTCGGCTTCTTCTTGTTCTGAACCTCAGCGAGGCCATGGGTAGCTTCGTTAACTGTATTATAAGCCTTACGGTTAAGCTCAGCTTGCTCGGCTGTGTAAACCGCATGCTCGCTCTTGGTTCTAGCAATGACTTTCTTTCTAAGCTCAAGGTCATCGCCACGGCCAATCCTTTGCAGTTCCTCTAGTGCGAGCTTCTCCTTTGTATCCATCGGTGCGTCACGGTCTTGGTTGGCCTTATTAGATATAGCATCAGCTATTTGAGTATCCGCTTTCTCTTTAACCTGCATATAGGCGTTTCTATAAAGACCCTCGTCGACCGCATCCATTGCGTCCCTATTCTCATTAAGGAACTTTAAGGCTGCGGTTGGGTCTTTCTCAGCCATAACCAAGGCCCTAGTTGCGACGGCCTTAGTAGCCCAGATTTGATAAGTTCGCTCAACCTGATCGTCATTGAAGCCATGGAGGTATCTCTTCTCATCTTCAATTATCTTTCTGCCTTCCTCTAAGGCTGACCGAGCATCTGCATCTTCGGTGGCCTTAGCAACACGGTTAGCCACAAGACCAAGCTTAGCCTCTACAGCGGACTTAGCTTGGTTCTTTACCTCTGTCGCTGAATGAGCCGAGGCTGTCCTGGCTGAGTTAATGAATGGCCTTGTGGTTAGCTGGTCAAATGCCTTCTTCTCATAAGCCGACATTCCCTCCTTCATCTTCTGTCGGCGGGCTTCATCGGCTTGTAGCTTAGCCGTAAGAGCATCACCGTTGGCTTGCTCTCCTGACTTACTACCGAATTCGGTGTCGGACTTAGTTTGGTCTAGCTCCCAGGCTATAGCCGCATTGTTGACCTTAGTCTCAACTTCTAGCTGCTTTAGCCCTTCGGCTCGAGTGAACATCTCATTGCCAGCGCCCATAAAGGTCTGGCCAAGAGAATGTATCGACTCCCCTAGGGTCCGCATACTAGCGCCAAGGACGCCAGTAGCTCTACCTATTTCCTGTCCTGCTTCCTCAAAGCCTCGGCTTAGCCGAACCTGCGGGAAGTCAAGACGGTATTCGGGAATAGCCGCTGTTCGCCGAGCTTCCTCTGGCGTTACAGTAGGCGCACCCGTATATTTGATGTTCTCAGGCATTGTACTTCTGTGAGTAGTCGGACCACTTAGTTGCTACAGATGCACCGGCACCGACAAGCGAGCCTATGGCTCCGATTGTCCCTGACGTTCCGGCTAAGTTGTAAGCTGTCTGCTGTAACGGAAGGGCTTCCATCGTTAGCCCTGCCGCAGTTCTAGTATCCGCAGCTTGGCTAGTATTCATCGCAGCGGCATATGTATGAAGCTCAGCTTGCGCCGTGTCCTGCATTGCCTCAACATCGAACGCATAAGCCTTGCGTGCGCCATCAGCTCGGATCGTGGCCGCATCGTAATTCCCAAGCTCGATCATGCTTTCTCTGGTAGCCGTACTCGACCCTGAATTCACAGCGATTCCGCTAGCGCCTTGGGCGGCCTTAGCTGCCCCTTCTTGATACCGATCCGCCATCTCGGCTTGCTCGACCTTACGATCGGCGGTGTCACGTTCGTAGTTAGCGTTAAGCGAAGCCGTGTTGGCATTGATCTTATCTATGTTGGCTTGGTAATTAGCCACCATAGCTGAATAATCGTATTGCTTAGCCTCGACTTGTAAGCCGAATGCTTTAGACATCGTTTGCAGCATGGAGCCCATGATCGAAGTCTGGGCACCTGCGGCCTCAGTCATCTTGCCCATGGCGCCAGTGACGCCACCGATGGCCTGACCAGCCAGGCCAATCGCCAACATTGAGCCAGGATCAGCCATTGCGAGTTATCCTAAATGGAACACCCTTAGCCTCAGGTTCGCCGAACTTAGCCCCAAGCCATTTAAGCCAACGGACGGCCTTACTGTCACCTTTGCCAAACATCACGTGGCCGACAACGGATTTATATCGCTTAAGGATTTCCTCCATCATCAGCTGAGAGTGCCTAACTAAGATAAAGCTATGGCCCTGAATGACGCTAGTGGTATAAAGCCACAGGTAAGCTTGATTGCTCAGCAATGTTGGCGGGATCAGGCCCCAGATACATGCAAGCTCCCCATCGATAAAACCAACCCAGATGACTGAACTCATACTAAAGCAATACTCCATTGCCCAGACTTCTTCCTCTGTAAGGGTCAAGCACCTGATAACGTTCCTGGCCTGAACATCAGTGACTTGCTGGATGATCGTACTCATTTGACTGTGTCCCCTATCACGACCTCAGGGATGACACCCAGGACCGTAGAAGGCAATGGATCATCAACTTGCAAACATATCTGCCCAGGCACGTCCCATAACGGGTCCATGATGATACGTTCATCTGCTGTGATTAACGGCTGTGCTAAGCCCATAGCTGTAGTTCGGTTTAGCTCCTTTATTGGGACTAGAAAGTTAAACGTGCGCCCAGCCTTAAGCCCACGAGAATCTTTAACTCGAACTGTAAGCGCACCGACTTTCTTACGCTTACCTTGAATTGTATTTGTCTCTTGGCCTAAGTCGAGTGGCATCGTCTGTAGCTGACACTGGTACGGTAAGCCTATCACAATCTTCGATGCTGGCTGAGGTAGCGTGATGGTACCGCCCGATACCGTCAACCCGTTAACCACGCCACCGTCAGCCAGCACCGAGACTTGCGCTCCTTCGAGATGGTTCAACCCATGCAGGACCTGCAATGGTGGATCAATTGACCATGCACCTGGAGGCGCAATAGACACTCGACCTAAAGGATCATCAGGTAGCATGTTTGTAATCGGCTGAATGATTACGCCAAAGCAATGGGTATTGTCTGGGATGTTATTTATTAGGGCCTTACCACCACCCATACGCAGTATGTCACCAATGTTCGTACCACTAAAGGCCGGAGCATCGGCCTCAAACTCAACGTTACCCGCAGAGTCGATAACCGCACTTAAGGCCGCATCTGGCATATTCGGTGAGGTCGCTATTCCGGCATCGACACTAAACGCATCCTCTGCACCAAAGTCGAATGTCCGCTCATGTAGCCTTTCAATTTGCTGTACAGTCGCAAAGGGCCCACCAGGAGGATATGGACGCTCAACCACAAAGTAAGTAGCGTCAACCGGACCCTCAGTGATAGTGCAAACGGACCGAAAATAACCTTGCGTATCATGGCGAGCCCACCCGTACATTTCCTGTTCTTTAATCAAGGTTAGGCTTAAGAGAGCCCCATCCTCCCGAACAGCCCAGATGATCTTGAAGGGCTCTTCGGCATAAGCCCATTCGACAATCTGATGGCCGTAGAACAAGTGGTTAGACATAATCGAGACGTCATTACCGGTGTAAATGTTAGCATAGATGTTATACGTTAAGTCCCGAATGATCGATCCTTTCTGCTGAACGTACATGATGTCATAGTTAACCAATATCGGTGGGATGTCGTTAGCCCCAACATAAGCCTGTGGAGTGGCAACCAGGGACTGAGGGGTGACAGGGCCGCCCTGTGTCGCCACCCCACCTGCACCACCTGATACCTGCCATGCTCCCTTAGTAGTGAGCATAATCAAGCCTGATGGCATGGGTATCATCGACTTGATCTCGTTAACCTCAAGGCTAACTAGACGGGCATCAAGCGAATCGTCAGCTTGGGCTGGATTGGAGGTGTCGAAGTTAAAGTCAACCCCAGGCTTAGAGGCCCAGAATCGATCAAGGTCATTACCGCCGCCGTTAGCGAAGAACAGCCTTTGCTGAAAGTAAGCTGATACGGCCGGAAAGGTCCCAACAAATGGGTTCCCATGTATCGGCGGCTGTGTCTGGAAATCAGGACTGGTGTTAGCGTCAATGAAATCTGTCCCAGTCGTTGTGCCAATGTACCCAACCATTGTATCTTCCGGTACACTGGCGTTAATATTCGGACTTGAGGCATAGACATTGTATGACTGCGCCCCAGGCTTAGCAGTCCAAGTAAGGTGAACCGACCCTGATGTGTGAGTTGTCGGGTCGATGACCCTCATATCGACGATCCCATCGACATGGATACCGTTAGCTGGGCCTGACTCCTGGCCATTGGCGTCGACTGACGTTACTTTATACATGTAATTAGCTGGGCCAGTGGCCGAGCCTGTCCCAGTTCCACCTGTTGGCGCTGTTATGGTCGCACCAAAGACATCTGGCGTTAGGGTCCAGTTAGTCGCCGTGTGCAGCACCAGATTGTACGGTGGATGACTGGGATGTGTGATATTTAACTGACTAGCCTTTTGGGAGAACTTAAGCATATGCAATTCATCAGAGCTATACGGAGTTGGAATCTCGTAAACCCTATGAAGCGTTCCGCCACCGCCACCTCCAGGTGAGCTTATAGGCGTGCCATCAAACGGGTCAATGATAGTAACGTTAGCTCCGCTTACAGCCTGGACTATATAGTACCTATTGTTCAACTGTGGCACTGAAGTCCCATCAATGAATACCATGTTCCCAGGAACGACATCAGTGCCAGGAGCGTTGATTACCGTTGACGAGCCACCAGCGACACCAGCGATACCAACGTCGCCGGTTACCACTGAGCCACCGTTAGAGACGAACCTTAAGAGATTATTACTAAACTCAAGAGCGTAAGTTACATCTACTGACTGCTGAAATCGAACCACCCGTACTGGTCCCTGTCCCTGTAAGCAGGGTCTAATGAACTCAGTCCCTGGACGTGTGCTAGCGCCTGATCTATAATCGACAAAGAAGTTGCGCATACGTGCAGCGCCAGTATGGTACTTCTGCACATCCACACGAGCGAACAAGCTTGGAGATAGCTCGCCGCCAGCAAATGAGGCTTGAATAACATTTTCGCTCATCAGTAGTACATTGTCAGCATTGGACCCCAGTCAAACATGATGTTCGGGCTGAACTCCCATGCTTGATAGCTTATTCCTCTGGTCCTGATCCAGTCAGGCGTAACGTCATTGATTGTGAGCCCTTCGTTACCGTCGCCTTGTCTAGCCTGGGTGATGAACTGGTTGGCTTCGTTAAGCTTGATTTGTGCAAGGCCCTTATCCCCCGTAAGTGCGATAGTAAGCCGGGCCCCCAATGCAGCGACAAGGGCCTGCCGAAACTGATCGTCCCAGACATCGGGGTTCGGCACTCGCTTGATGTAGCAGAGGATGGCTTGTTCTTGGTTCGTGAGAATAATCTTCGTATCCAGGCCCACTGGCGGGGCTGCTGGCTTACCGCTGCCTGGGTCAATCTGATCGATACCCACCTGGAACCGAACAGGAGGTCCATTCCAAAAGGCTGGCGCTCCACCCGTGACTGCTGTAGTAATTGGAACCCCTGAGGTGAAGCCCGTAGTAAACTGAGGTACAATGTATATCGGCCTAAGGCAATCCGACGGATAGGCATATTCGTAACTCCATGGCGGGGCAGGCAGGCCCTTAGACCATAGATTCTGCCCTGGGTTTGGGTTCTCTGGCGTCCCTGGCGCAGAGGTAATCAGCGACAGCAGATTGAAGTTCCTTGCGCAGTTCCAAGGAGCTAGCCTTAACAGCTCATCTCGAAGTGGCTCCAACAAGAGCTTACACTGAATGCTCTCGTTGGAGCCCTCATCGAGCGATGCTATCTGAGACCGTGTACCGATGGCAGATAGCGCTCGATTAGCGATGTCGACCTCAGCGGTCATCTGACACCTTCATCTGGCCCTACTGTCGTCGCAGCCCTTGAGGCCCACATAAAGCCCATCTCGTAGTAGTTCTGGGCTTGCATCCATCGCCGGTTCATCTCGCTGTTAGGCGGGGCTTCTTGACTGTGGTTGTCGAAGCAGAGTTGGATTAGCTCATCCGTTTTCTGCTTCAACTCTACTACCAGTTCCTCGGGGGTCATCAGTCCCTCCAGGTTATGGCCTTAACTGCCCACATTTGGGCACCTTGAGCTTCAGTGATGGCGACAGAGAACAGCCGCTTGGTTTCTGGACTTTGAACCAATTGGCGACCATCATTGCATATGTCGATGATCTGAGCGTACAGACCCTTCACCATATTGACCATAGGGTCGCCGCTCGGATTGAACGTCAGACCCACGGCCTTTTGGCCATAGGTCAGCTCCTTGTCATCACTCATCGCTGAGAGCCCTTATTGCCATGATTAGTGCCGCCAATGCCAGGATGGCCGCTACCACGCCCAGCTGTTGGGCATCTGGCCATTCCGTGACTATCACCATGAAGGCCAGGAGACTTAGGGTCGTTGATATTGCTTGGCCCAACAGGCGCATGGTAGTTGTGGATTGGTTCGGCGTGCTTAACCCCGCCCGAGGTAGCTCGTGGAGCTTGAGGATGGGGGATGTCCTTGCCGTATTCCGAAAGAATATCTCTAGGCATACTTCTTCTCCTTCTGCTTCTCTTCCTCTTTCCGCTTGCGATCCTCTTCGTCAGCCTTCTGGATCGCCTCAAGCCGCTTCTTTTCCTCTTCGGCTTGATCGGGATACAACTCTTCCCATAGTTCGCGATCGATGGCCTTAAGCTGCATCACAGCAGATGCCTTAACCGACGGATAGTCGCTTGAGCCGCCGAGTTGTTCCAAGATAGTAAGCAGCTGCTCAACCTTATCCGCATCGAACTCTGGTACCTTATCTTCATCTTTAGCCATTGTGGCCTCCTTACTTGTGCTTGCCTTGGGAGCCGGAGGGATGGATAGTGCGTCCACCGCCCGGCCCGAGGGCAGGACGGCTTGAGTGTGTCGGGTTGAACCCTGGTCCGTCATTGATATCCTCCTTGCGGTATTGTCTAGCGAGGCCGAGGTCAGCCACGCCTTCTAAATCCGACTTGGTGCTGTGAGGTTCGGTTTTCCAACCCTCCCTCCTCGTCGGGGCTCTTCCTTGTTTCATGTCTCTCTCCTCTTCTAAACTTGCCACCTTGGCCTTGCTCGATGTCAAGTTGTTTCAACAGATGGCCCTGCGCACGGTCCATCTCGCCTTTAGTCCACACTGGCGGTTGCTGCCCCAAGCTTTCATAAAAAGCTCGGATGTAGATCAGATTGTGCAGATGAAACGCCAGCATGAATATCTTTGGCGGAACCAGATCAGTGATCGGTTCCGGATCGTTAGGATCGACGTTGTACAGTTCGTCTATCAGGTCTTTCATTTGGATTTCTTCTTCTTCAAGATACCAGTTTTCTTATCCGCAGCGTGGAATTCCTTTCCCACTGAGGGCGGAATTCCGATGTTGCCTTTTCCCTTAGCAGCAAGCATCATGGCAACGGCTTGCTTACGGGTGTCGCTAGGCATTAGACCAAATATCCTCCGTGTGGTCCGATGGTACCAGCTGCGGTACCAGGAATGGTGTTACCAGCACTGACGATGCTGGAGTTGTAATCGACGTAGACTTGGTTACCGGTGACGAAGCCACCATTGGCGAAGTTGATGCTCGGCGACATGATAACGCTGGAGTTGTAGACAGCTTCAATAAACGTGCCAATGTTCATCGTTGTATTGAAGCCAACAGTTGTAGGATTAAAGCTGACGTAGCCAGAGCCATGGACGTACAAGTGAATGGTGGAACCACCATAAACATCGTAGAAGCCTGCGATGTTCAACGTCGCATTCTCATACACCTCCATATGCGGGCCGTTAATTGGGCCAAAGCTGCAAGCATTTAGGTTGCAGACACCGCCGTTGGCAGTGTAGATACCGGTACCAGCGGCAGCGGCAGTAGTAATAAAGAGGTTCTTTAGACCAACAATGGCCCCATTTATGATTTGGAAGATTTGGCTGTTAGCCGAGCCAGTGACCTGAATCCCTGGAGGTGAGATTGGCCCATCACCAACAACAGTGATTGAATGATTGAACTTAAGCCCATCGATGATGATGCCTGAGGTCGGGAAGCTCATACCAGCTTCTGGCATAATAGTAAC